GCAAGATCACCAACAACATTGTGCAGGGCACGGCGCGTTGCGTCATGACTGACGGCATGCTGAGGGTTGCTAAAAAGTACCCCTTGGTAGGCACAGTCCATGATGAACTGATTGCTGTGGTGCCGCAAGATGAAGCACAGGACGCTAAGACTTGGGTCTTGGCGCAGATGACTATGCCTGTGGCGTACCTGCCGGGCATCCCATTGAAGGTGTCGGGCGGTATGGACAAGCGTTATGGATTGGCGAAGGACTGATGAAAGACGACACGATGATTGACTACGCAATGCCCTTGATGAAGGTTGAGCGCGTTGCCAAGAAGATTCATGACCTATGCCTTGAGCATCGGTATGAAGAAGCCCAGGAGCAGACCCTGTTCCTGATTGCCGAAGCACGTTTGCTTCAGATAACTCTAAAACACATGAAGGAAAAAGCATGACTATGAAAGAGCCACTAGTGCCCCGTCGAATACGCGTGGGCAACAAGTGGTTGTCGGTAGAGATTGTTGAAACCATGCGGCGCAAAGCCGATGTAGGACGCATCCTCTACGACGACAACCGCATCGAGATCGCCAAGCGCAGTGGGCTGACTGGCCGCAGCTTCCGCCCTAACGACATGGGCGAGACGTTCTGGCACGAACTTGTCCACGCAATCCTGCGTGACATGAAGGAAGACGAACTCAACGACAACGAAGCGTTCGTCGAGGGCTTTGCCCAGCGCCTGTACAAGGCGATCAAGTCAGCGAGGTTCTGATGCAAGAGAAAGCCGTCACGTGGAGCCACAGCAGTCTCAAAGATTTTGAGGGCTGTGCGCGTAGATACCACGAGGTCAAGATACTTAACAAGTATCCGTTCAAGGACACGGTGCATACGATCTACGGAAAGGATGTACACAAGGCCATCGAGGACTACGGGCGTGACGGCACCCCCATGCCGGAGCAGTTCAGTTTCGTCAAACCGACAGTCGATGCGCTACTGGCCAAGCCGGGACGCAAACTGTTTGAGCATGAGATGGCGCTGACCAAGGACTTGCAACCCTGTGCCTTCGGTGCCTCAGACCGCTGGGTGCGAGGCATCGCTGACTTGCTCATCATCAATGACGAAAACCTGACGGCCAGGGTTGTGGACTGGAAGACTGGGAGCGACAAGTATCCGGACAGGGATCAGCTTGTCTTGATGTCGCTCATGGTCTTTGCCCACTTCCCCCATGTCAGGTCGGTGTCTGCGGCGTTGTTCTTCGTCGTCAAGGGCACGATGGTCAAGCAGAAGATGAGCCGAGACGAGGCCGAGGATGCATGGTGGCGTTACCGAGAGCGCGTTGCCAAACTTGAGGCAGCGCATGAGACTGGCGTGTGGAACCCAACCCAGACGCCTCTGTGTGGCTGGTGCCCGGTCACCGGGTGCCCGTTCAACCCCAAGCACTAGAAAGGAGCCAAGCATGGCAACGCGTGACTACAAGAAAGAGTACGCCGAATATCACGGCAAACCCGAACAGATTGCCAATCGGGCTGAACGGGTCAAGGCGCGGCGCATGATGGAGAAAACAGGCGCTGCCAAGAAGGGAGACGGCAAGGATGTGGATCACATCAAGCCGATGAGAAGCGGAGGGACATCCGCCAAGAGCAACCTGCGTATGCGCAACAAGAGCGCTAACCGCAGCGACAACAAATAAAGACTGGAGAAAGCATGAACAGATACGAAGAAGATGACATCGACGCTCTGGCGTGGCTGATCGCCGTGTCCGCAACGCTCGGGACTTTGTTCCTGGGAGTTATTTGCTGCTTCATTTGGGCGGGGTGGCTATGAACAACCCTTGGCAAGAGGCCGACTTTGCGGAACGCGACTGCGCCCTTGAACTCCTTTTCGAAGAAAGGGCGTTGAGAGAATACGAGGCCCATCTGCGGCAACATCCACACCCTGCCGACCCGGATCATCCGAGGAAGTGCGACTACAACTTGGAGGATGACGATGAGTGAAGTCCAAAGATGGGTGATCATGGCCTTCATCGGCATGGTCTTTGGCGCGACCCTGATTCTTTGGGCGACCGCCATCCGCACTCACGGGGGCGTTTGGATTCCGTGTGAGATCGCAGAGATTAGCCCGGACATCCCGTTGGAGGCACGTAATGAGTGCCGCAGGAGGAGGAAGAGCAATGGATCGTGAACTGCCTGAGCAGGAGCCGGTGGCGTGGATGCTAATTACTCCATACGGCGAAGAAGACGACATCGTTTACACGGAACCTGAAATAGTGCCTGACGGGTGGTCATATAAACCGTTGTACGACACCGCACCCACCCCGCGCAAGCCGCTGACGGATGACGAAATAGCGCAAGCAATGTTTAGGGCACACGCAATCGTCACTGGCCCCATGCAGTTTCGATTCGCCCGAGAAATCGAACGCGCCCACGGCATAGTAGAACAGAAGGAGAAAGAGTGGAAGTAGTCGATAACAAGTTGCTTGTCTTCAAGACACGCAACCCACACAAGTATCAACTGATACCCAAGAGCAAGGCAATGCCCATCCCCGGCGGCTACAACGTGGCCGTGCACTGGGGGCTGGACGAAGTGCGAGTGCTGCGCAACCTGGGCGTCAAGAACGTGCCCTCTCCGATTTACGGACGCTACGACTGGCCCGGGCGGTATCAGCCCATGCAGCACCAGAAAGAGACGGCGTCATTCCTGACGCTCAATCCACGAGCGTTCGTTCTGTCGGAGCCCGGCACGGGCAAGACGCTGAGTGCCCTCTGGGCAGCAGACTACCTGATCAAGCGAGGTGAAGTCCGCCGCGTCTTGATTCTCTGTCCGCTGTCCATCATGCACAGCGCTTGGATGCAGGACTTGGGCAACAGCATCATCCACCGCAGCGCAGTCGTGGCGCACCATGCTCAGGCAGCACGCCGGATAGAACTGATCCAAGAGAACTACGAGTTCGTCATCATCAACTACGATGGGCTGTCGCTGATTGCAGACGAGATCAAGGCGGATGGGCGCTTCGATCTGATCATCGTGGACGAAGCCAATGCCTACAAGAATCCGCAGACCAAGCGGTGGAAGGCACTGAACGCTGTCCTCAAGCCCAACACTCTGCTGTGGATGATGACCGGCACACCGGCTTCGCAATCTCCGGTGGATGCGTACGGCTTGGCTAAGCTCGTCAACCCAACAGGTGTGCCAAAGTTCTACACCGCTTGGCGCGACGCAGTGATGAACAAGCTGACCATGTTCAAGTGGGTTCCAAAAGCCGACGCCGCCGACAAAGTTCATGCTGCCTTGCAACCAGCCATCCGGTTCACCAAGGAACAATGCCTTGACCTGCCGCCCGTCATCACGCTCACACGCGAGGTGCCGCTGACTCCACAGCAGGCTAAGTATTACAACCTGTTGAAGTCCCAGATGCTGATCATGGCAGCAGGCGAGACGATCACGGCAGTCAACGCAGCCGCCGCGCTCAACAAGCTCTTGCAAATCTCCTCGGGCATCGCATACACCGACAACAAGGAGACTGTGGAGTTTGACGCCACACCACGGCTGAACGTGCTGATGGAAGCGCTGGAGCAGACTGAGCGCAAGGTCATCATCTTCGCCCTGTTCCGCTCCACCATCGACACGATCAGTGACTTCCTCAACAAGAACGGCATCGCCAACGAGCAGATTCACGGCGGAGTGACAGCCACCAAGCGGGGCGACATCATCAAGCGCTTCCAGACGCTGCCCAACCCCAGGGTGCTTGTCATGCAGCCACAGGCTACCGCGCACGGCATCACGCTGACTGCGGCGGACACCGTGATCTTCTATGGCCCGCTCATGTCCGTGGAGCAGTACACCCAGTGCATCGCCCGTGCCGACCGCAAAGGCCAGACGAGCGACAAGGTCACGGTGATCCACATTCAGGGTTCTCCCGTAGAGAAGCGCATGTTCAAGGCGCTAACCCAGAAGGTTGACGACAACGCCATGCTCGTCAGCCTGTTCAACAGCGAGATCGCAGAAAGGAGTTGACCGAAGCCTCATACAATGTACAATGTTTGACACAACAACAGGAGAAAGCAGTGAGTGAAGACATCATTCCACTTGATCGTTTGACGCGCATCTACATGAAGATGCGTGTGGCTATCCAAGACCTTGAGCGCGAGTACGACACGAAGCTGGAGGAACTCAAGTCCCAACAGCAGTCGGTCAAGAACGCGATGAAGGATCAGATGCTGGCCCTCGGCACCAAGTCTGCCCGTACCGAGTTCGGCACGGTTACCTTGACCGAGAAGTCCCGCTACTACACGCAGGACTGGGACAGCTTCAAGCAGTTTGTCGTTGAGCACGACGCGGTGGATTTGCTGGAGAAGCGCATCCACCAATCCAACATGGCTAAGTTCTTGGAAGAGAACCCAAGTCTTGTTCCCCCCGGTCTGAACTCGGACACCGAGTTCGACGTTTCTGTTCGCAAGCCTTCCAAATAAGGAGAAGCATCCATGAGCAACGTTGCTCTTTTTTCTGGTTCCAATGTTCCCGCGTTCGCTAAGAAAGGCGAACTGTCTGACCTTGCCAAGTCCCTCGCTGGCGGCGCTGGTGGTGGCGGCAAGCGCATCTCCATCAAGGGTGGCGTGTTCCGCCTGCTGGTGGACGGCAAGGAAGTGGCTTCGATTGACGAGCGCTACCTCGATGTGGTCATCGTCAACGCCGCTCCCAAGATCGGCAGAACCTTCTACATGAAGGCATACGACGGCGAGACGCCCACTGCCCCTGACTGCTGGTCTGCTGACGGCGAGAAGCCCGATGCCTCCGCAGCCAACCCGCAGTCTGATCGCTGCGCTACCTGCCCCCAGAACATCAAGGGCTCTGGCTCGGGCGAGTCCCGCGCCTGCCGCTTCAGCCAACGGCTTGCGGTTGTCCTGGCCAATGATCTGGAAGGCCATGTGATGCAGCTTCAACTTCCTGCCACGTCTATCTTCGGCAAGGAAGAAGGCGACAAGCGTCCGCTTCAGGCGTACGCCCGCTATGTGGTTGCCAATCAGGCAAGCCCCGAGATGATGGTCACTCGCATGCAGTTCGACACCAAGGCCGAGGCTCCCAAGTTGTTCTTCAAGCCCGTGCGTTGGCTGGACGAGGATGAGTACGAAATCTCTGTGCGCCAAGGCAAGACCGACGACGCCAAGCGTGCCATCACCATGACCGTGGCCAAGATGGACAAGGTGGAGACGCCTGCCCCTCTGGCACTGGAAGGTGCCAAGCCCAAGGCTAAAGCCAAGGCCAAGGACGAGCCGGTTGCCGAGGAAGATGAGGACGCACCCCCGACCAAGCGCAAGGGCAAGTCGGAAGAACCCGCTGCCGCCGCCAAGCCAAGTCTGGCTAAGCTCGCGGCTGAGTGGGACGACGAGTAATCATGGGGGCGGCAATAGCCGCCTTTAATCACAATGCCTTACTCAATTAGAACTGTTGCACTTGTAAAGAAAGGATCGCGCTCGGGGTTGGGCAACCAACTCGGGCGCTTAGCCGTGGACAAAGACTTGTCGGTCATCAAGATCGCCAAGGCCACCGGAGCAAGCCGCCAGACGGTCTACAACTGGATGCTGGGGGGTGATGTCATCGCCCCGTATCGCCCTTCCGTAGAGCGCCTGATCGCCATCCTCAAAGCAAACCCAAACCCTGAAAAAGCATGGAGCCAAATATGCCTGGAATTCAACCTTCAAGCCTGAGCGATGAGGAGTTTCTGTCGCACGTCAATCTGCTCATCGACAAGTC